GCTCGATGCTGCCACCGCTGTCATGGCCGTGCTCGATGCTATCACCGCTGCCATGGCCGTGCTCGATGCTATCACCGCTGCCATGGCCGTGCTCGATGCTGCCACCGCTGTCATGGCCGTGCTCGATGCTGCCACCGCTGTCATGGCCGTGCTCGATGCTAAAAATCCGGTAAAGACCCCAAGATTTTCGGCAGGGATCAGCCAGTTTTCAAGCTCAGGGCCGGTTAAGCCTTCCAGTAACTCAAGCGCCTCGCGGCCCAGGAAATCAATCTGGGCCACGCTGCCGGCCATCTTATACAAGGCCCCGGCCGCCAGCAGCTCGTTGGTCGTTGCCGTTATACAAGGCCCCGGCCGCCAGCAGCTCGTTGGTCGTTGCCGTCCCCATGGTCACGGCGCTCAGGCGGGTAGCGGCCTCGGCCAGATAGCCGTTCCGAAATGTTATATAACTCATATGTGTCTCCTTAAATTACAATCCCGCGTAGATTAAACTTTCAAGGGCCGACATCCGCCCGTTTATCGTTGACTCAAGGGTCGACAGCTGGCCGTTTATCGTTGTCTGCAACGCCGACAGCCGCCCGTTTATGGTTGTTTCAAGGGCCGATAGCTGGCCGTTCACCGTTGTTTGCAACGCCGACATGGCAATATCAAGATCGGCCTCCCCCACGAAGGCCGGCAGCGTTTTCAGGTTGTCCTGCATCAAAATAATAGCAGCGTTGACCGTTTCGAGCGGCCCGGTGATCGCCTCATTGATGCGGACTACGCCGAAATTGCTAACCTCACTGATTGCCGCATCCCAGCTCATATGCAGCTGTTCAAGCTCCGCAATCCGGATATCGATATCTTCCCATACCGGATTAAAATAGCGCTCCCCAAGGGGAGTAAGCCCGTCCTTCATTCGGTAATTATCGATCCTGCTCGGCATATCAGGCCCCTTGGGTGGTGTTTGCTATTTCCGGCGCCAACACTGCGGTTTTTATCAGCGCAGGGTCCAGGGACGTCAGCACATCCCCGCGGATGGTGACCGTATGCCCAGGGTAAAAGACCTGCCCGTACAGTGTGATCCGGTCGGCAGGTTCTACGCGATATTGCGCCTCCGGGTTGTATGATGTGGTTTTACTTCCCATGATATTCTCTCCTTAACCGGCGACGTCGATGCGTTCGACAATGACAAAAGGTTTACTGGACGGCACCCGCGCACCAACCAGCTTGATTTGATAGGCGCTGATGGCAGACCCGGGCGCGAAGGTGTAGGTGATGCGCTTGGCCTTTCCGTCCGGCTCGTCTTTGGTCACCGTCGTTACCGGAGTATAGGTAGTCCCCCCGGACTTCAGGCTGCATACCAGGGAATGGTTGACAGCGTCCCATTGCGCCACCACCACCTGTACCGATATCGAGCTTGACGGGGCGAGGAGATTGCGGATGGAACTCCAGTGCACCATATTGGCTGCCGGTCGACTGGCAGTGAAGGTGTTGGCGGACAGGCGAAACCCGGGGGATACATCAGTCGTCCCCAACAGCACTATGCGCAACGGCACGATATCCGGGCTGAGGGATAGCCTCATATCAGGATCGCCCAGCTTGTACCACTTGCCGCCAACCTGAATTTCGTATTGGATTTCACACCCCTGGGGGACAACCTGAGCGACGGACACGGACAGATCAGTCAGCCCTCCGGATAACGATACGCTCTGCAGCATCACCTCAGCCCTCGGGTTGACAAACTGGGCCGCATAGAGGGTAAACATCAGATCCTTGGTCAGATCGCCGCTGAAGTAATCACCATCGGTGCCGAAAAACAAGGTCCCCTGGGTGAAGTTATTGCCGGACACCGTCGCAACCCGATGATCTCCCTGGGTGATCAGCACCAGGGCATACCGTTTTCCTGCATCCAGGTAGACCGGCGGTACCGGTACCGTGGTTTCCACAGGGTATTTCTTTATATCGGCTACGGATAACGTCACCTTGGTCAACACCGCGCCGAGGTTGGGCTTGCCGCTGTCGGTATCGCAGATGGCGATGACCACGTCACCGGTGCCACCGATCTGGGTAAACTGCAAGCCGACCTTAGTGAGCCACATGGCGTTTGCTGCCAGGAATGTCTGGCCAATCATGGCGCCGTTGTAACTCGTGGTGATTTCTTCCAGCCTGTATGCGGTTTCCTGGTGGCTGCTATAATACCCATACCAGCCATTCCACCCCCAGTTGTACGGGTTATAATTCCAATACCACGAATTGTACCAACCCCCGTAATAGTTGTAATTCCAGCCGTAATGGTAATCCCACACCGTATAGGTGTAAGACCTGAGCTCCTGCGTTTGCACCTGATACTGGCTGATTGATAAGTCGCCTGAATATCCGCTGGTTTTAATCCGCTCCTTGCTGGTGTATGCAGGCAGCACAAGATCATTCTCCAGTCGGGTGATGGCGGGATCGTAAGGGTTCAGTAAGGTTATGTTAAAGGACGATTGCGCGGCCAGGGGAAAAAGCAACCCGTTTTTAATCTGCGCCTCAAAGCCGATCCCGTTTAAGTCACTTAAATCCGCGTCCCCGAAATAGTCCGCCTCATAGCTTGCGTAGGCCGTCGGCAGATTAAGCTTCGCCTTGGCCCGCGCAAGGTCAGATGCCAGCTCAACCACTGTTTGTCGGCTGACCAGCCCCTCGGTCTTGTTGGCTAAAGCGGCCAGGTCGGAGGAGATGGAGCTGATCCGTGGGTCTGCCAGAGCACGCCAGGATTCCAGGAGAGTGGTGCGGTTTTCGTGGTTTTGGAGATTCGGCAAATATGAGCCGGTTTGCACCTCAATCCGGTCGATGCCGGTGGGGGTAAGGTAGACCAGGGCTATCGCCAGGGTCGTTGACGCGATCGAAGGCGGCTGAGGATCAACGGACTCCGTCCCGGGCAGCAGGTTGATGTTAGCCTTATTCAACCTGGTCATGGCCACGGCCTGGGGCTGGGTTGTTCCCGTGGTCAGGTCGATAAGAAAATCCCTTGGCTCAATATCGGTGTCGGTCGCCTCTCCCCAGATAACCACCGCGACACATTTCTTGGTGACCAGGGGGAGGGATTGAAACAGGTTCAGGGTTTCTGTCTGTTCTGAAACGTAGACCAACCCGTCGTTGTAGAGCCTGAGCGCCTCCACATCCACCTCCGTCGCAGATTTGGCCGAGACCAGACCGCCTGTGAAGCGAATCGCTTTCGAGACTGCATCCTGAACCAGATGCCGGTGGGCTGCTCCAGCATAGGCCCCGATGTTGTTCAGGTCGGCAGCCTGCAGCTCCTGCCTGTCTCTAAAAATTATTTGTCGTTCCATGATGCTCCTTTTCCAATGATTAATTCCATGAGCCGGAAATCCTCGATCCGGCCCGGTATTGTTCCCCTGCCATCATCGGCGCAATGACGGCGGTATCTATGCCAATCACGTCGGATGCCCGCATAACCTGCCGCATGGCCTCCAGCGTGTCCATAAGTGTTGTTTGATCGGCGGCGCACAGGTACCCCTGCACATACCGTCTGGCAGCCCTTGCCTGCGTCTTGCCGTTTATCCTCACTAAAATCTCGGCATGATGGGCCGGCATGCCGAGAATCCCGCCGTTGCAGTGCATCCCTGCCACCCGCCTGGTGACATCAATATCCGGATCAAAGAGCCAGACCCGTTTATAAATGCGCTCCCTTGCGGTGCTAGGCGCCAGATGATGACAGGTGTACCGTCCGGCGTGGACTCCGGTCGCCATCCCCGTCCCGGCCGTCCAATCGTAGCGCACAGTGAGGGGCACGAGCCCGGGCGATACGGTCACCTGTCGAAGGACCTCCACCTGCTCAATGTACGGCTTATCAATGGAGACCCGGTATATTCTGCGGGCCGCATCGCTTTTGATCATCCACGCCACCGGGTGGCCGCAAAAACCGCCCCTTCCGGCAACCCCTGGTTGACAGACCTCGGTGTAGACGGCGGCGGTCGGCACATCAACCATGGCGCGCATGGTCGTCTGCAATGGTGTCTCCACCCCGTCCCGGTACAGGTATGCCTGGGGAGCGAGGCGCAAGGGGGCGTCGGTCTGGACCGGGTGGATTTTCCACCCCGCATGCAGGCCGGTCAGCATGGCGCCGACTCGACGTCCACTGAGGCGTTGCGGATAAATGCGTAACTGAGGGTAGCGGGCGACAAAGGCGTTGCGCTCAGCTATCGTCAGCGAAGCCCCGGCGTAGATCTTCGCCGGGGGGACGATGGCCCTTTCCAACACCGCCCCCGCATCCCCGGCCGCGAGGCGGAACCCGGCCAGCGTCCCTTTGAGTCCGTGCCGGTAGATCGCGGCCCCGATCAGCCCGCGACGCTCTTCATCTGATCCTGCTTTACGCCACGCCACGCCATCCAACATATGGAACTGCGCCGCCAGATGGGGCAGCGCAGTAGCCGGGGCGAGCGACAATAGATTCGTCAGTACCACCGGGATCGGCAGACCACGCCAGCGATCCATCAGGCCGTCAAAGGCCAGGCTGACTTCATCCCTGATGCCGGGGACAACCAGATCAGCCATTATTCACCCCGCTGACGGTGATGGAGATGGCCGTACAGTCGGCATACTGATGGTCAGTCAAACTGGTCTCCGTCGGGCGGATGATGACCACCCCCTGCACCCCCGGCGTATTTTGAGCAAGGGTGATAAACCGAGAGGGGGTTAAGTCTCTCCCCAGGGTTTTGCGCAAGGTGGCGGCATACCCTTCAAGGGCTTGCTGGACGGCGGCGGATGTTGCGGCAGGGGCTCCCGGCAAGAGAATCAGCTGCATCTCGACCACGAAAGGTACCCGCTTCGGGGCGATCACTATAACCCTGTCCGTAAGCGGCTTAAATGTTTCGGCGTTAAGAAGAGTTCGCAGCAGATCAAGCAGCCCCTCATCCGGTGCGCCGGTGGCGGTTGCAGCTGAAACGGTTACCACCCCTGGAGCCTCACTGGTAACAGCCACGTCGAGGATGTCAGGATGGGCGGACAACGCCGCCAGCCGGTATGCCGACACCGTCCCGCAGGCGTCACGCTCCGGGGACAACATCACCCGCAGCCGAAAATGGTCATCGGTCTCCGCGTCGCTGCCTCCGTAACTCGTTGTCGTATTCCGGGCGGACATCCCGGCAGCCGGCGGAGTGGTGAGCCCGGTCAGTTGTCCAGGGGTGATTCCGTTAAGCGCCCCCCCTGGAACCGTTGCCTCGGCCCAGACCGAAACCGTGGTCTGCCCGGCGGTCAAGGCGCAGACGGCAGCGGTGATAAAGACGATATCCCCGTCACTGCTGCTGATCTCTGTTCCCGCAGGAATAACAATGGTGGTCTCGGCAGGAGGCAGAGCAAATTCAACCATGGTCCTTGCCGACTGGGCGGGCAGACGCACAGCCCCGGTCAATGCCCCCAGATGATCGAGCATGGGGGCGCGGGCGTAGGTGGCCAGGTTCTGCTTTGCCGCCTCCTGGATGGCGATCCGCAAAAGGGTCTCCCGGTAGGCCAGCATATGGCCGGATAAAGGGTCTTGCCGAGGGCGGCTTCAAACTGCGCCACCAGCTCGGTTGTTACAAGGTGAGGGTCTCGCTCTAAATAGGATGGTTCCGTAAGCTGGGTTGTCATAGCATCACCGTTGAGTTCCAGGTGGCGTCATCGCCCCGTATTTTCCAGCTGAGGCGCAGCGTCAACCGGCCCGTTGCAGCCTCTGTCATATCGGGAGTGACGGAGATTAAGTGCGCCCGCGGCTCCCACATTTCGATGGCGTCATACACCTCAATAATAATTCGGGGGATGGCCTCACCCATGGGGGCATCCAGATATTTCCAGGCATCACAGCCGAATAGCGGCTCATGGGGGCGACTGCCCTTAGGGGTCTGCAGGATAATCCGGAGACATTGGTTAATATCGTCCAGGCCCTCAACCACGCTGCCCGGAGTCTCCAGCTTGATACTCCAGTCGGCTGCTGCTATGTCGCTGATTCCGGTTATCATGATCCCACTATTATTTCTATAGTTCCATTGGCGAAAACCGCCTTCAGCGCCCCGTCATCACCATCAAAATACAGGCGGCAACCGGCCGCAGGCGCAGGCGGCGGAGGAATCGGAGCAAGCTCAAGAAACCCGTCCAGGGATTGGTCACCGGTCAGGTGAAAGCTCGGGGCCGTCCACCGAATCGGGCCGAAGCAGACAACATCCCAGAATTGGCCGGGTTCACTCCGGCATTCCCGAAAAATTTCGGACAGCCCCTCGTATGTAAAGGGGTTTCGACTGCAAGCCCCTGCGCCTTGCAACTCATGCTCCGGGGCAGGGATCACTCCACTCGCCACACTCATATAACCATCCTCCTGCCGGGCGATTCCAACACCACCCGAACACCGCTTTTGATTAAGATAGATCCTCCACAGATCATCTGGCCGATTCCACCCGCCCGGATTTCAGCGTTCCCAACGGCCCGCCCGGCGAGATCTCCGGCAGCCTTCGCTTCAACGTTCGCCCCGGATTGGGCCAGGATATCACCCGTCGCGAGCACCTCAACGTTCGCCCCTGATTGGGCTAAGATATCACCCGTCGCTTTTATCTCAATCCGCCCCTGAACATCCGCCTTCAAGATGTGCTCGCGGCGGTCATACTCAAGCCAGGTGCCGTCCTCAAAGGCTATATGGTATTTATCCTGACTGC